TGGCTGCCCAAGTCAACACGGTACTGGCTCGACACCTTGCGCACATCCATGCCGATCGCACGCAAGTCGCTGATAATGTTGTTTTCCTCTTGGTGTCCACGGCGGAACAAACGCAGGATACGGCCAGGGAACTCAGGCAGCACCGCCCAGCGGAACGACAACCATAGCCAACGGTCGCAGGCATGGCCCAGCCCACTGGCCCCCATGTGAGGCCGTGGCTTTTCTTTTTTCCCTTCGTGGTGCTTGTCAATCAGCGCTTGAATGCTATGATCGCTTTCAGGTATTTTCATGTTGCTTCCCTTGTGGGTTGAGATTTGCCCCGACCTTAACCAGTCGGGGCATTTTTTTTGCTTTAGATTTGGTTGCATCACCGCCAGCAATACTTGCCGCTTTTAATTGCGCCTTTGCTTCTGGTGACTGCATTCGCTTACGAGCAGCAACTCTCATGCGCTCCAATGTTTCTTCAGAATACTTTTTCCCAGCATGTGATTCAGACATCTTTGCGCGAGTTGCTTCATCGGCTTTTTTTCCAAGATTAGCTTGCCTAATTTTTTCTTTTGCCTGATCTGTTAAGTTCTTGCCAGTCAATGCCGCCGATATTTTTTTTCTAGTCTCTGCACTTCGATTTCTCATCCTCAAAGAAATAGCCTCTCTTTGTGCTGGGTCTGCAAATCTTTTTTTTGCAGCCTGACTGATTTTTGCGGCAACTTCTTTGTTTAAAGCTGGTGATTTTTGACCGCCATCAAGAAGGTTGTAGCCATTTGGTGCAATGGTGCAATGGTGCTTGATGGCGTCAATCTCGGCTTGATAGAGTGCGTCTCCTGAAATTCTTTGCAATATTTGAGCATCAGGCTCGCCATATTTAATCCAAGCCAAATAGATGGGCAATTTGCTACCTCGTCGCGCTTGATGCCGATGCTGACCAAGGCGGCGACTCAGATATTCACTTTCCGTTATGCCAATGTATTTTTTTCCATTTGCAAACGTCAACTGATACAAAATGCCCATCTCAACTCCTTACTTTTTTGTTGCCCAAGGTGGCGCTGCTTTTGCAGTATTTGAAGCCACCAGTGATGGCGACATCTGTGCAACTGGTGCGGCACTTCCAGACAATGATTTGTAACCCTTGACTTCATTGCTTGACCCATATTGAGGATCGTTTTTCACGTCCAACTTAATGGACAAACTTCCGCCAACAAGTTGATCAGTGTCGGTAACTTTTGCCAACCCAATGGCTCTCATAATGTTGCCAAGGTCTATTCTACCAATCTCCTCGGCCTTCTGGTTCGGGTTTTTGATGTTCAGATTGCCAAACACCACACGACCTTGGTGAGTCGGGCCGGTGATGTCATAGCGCAGCTTGATGTACTGGCCATTGCCTGCCTTGGTTGCCTTCAACTCAGACTGAGAGATGGTGGCGGTGTACCAGCCAGCAGGCAGAGGCTCAAAGTTGCCATTGCCTTGGGGCAGTTCGTTGACGTCGAAAGATTCAGAAAGAAAAGCCATGATGAATTACTCCTTGGGGATGATTTTGAAAGAAGGGCGGCCAGGCTTGGCCGTAATAGCACCAGCCAAAGGCCCGGTGATCGTTGCGTCGGCAGCTTTCCAGGCCGACATGTTCAGTTCAGGCTTCCAGCGAAACAACTTGGCCAAGTGATCGGTCAGACCGAACTCAGCGGCAAGCTCTTGCACTTTGTCTCCATCGACTTTTCGGTCGATGCGGCCAACGATTTTGATCTCGTATTGACCGGGCTCGACGGTCTCTGTGCCTTCAAGGTTTTCGGCAATGGTTGCCAACTTCTTGATGTGGTCTTCAATATCGCGTCGATCTGCTGTCGCATCTTCTTCCTGCTTCTTGGCAGCCAGCCACATACTGGCCAGCTCGTTCATGTCATTGGGCAATACCTTGGCGGTCACGCTTTGCCCCCGATCTTGGCAATGATTGCACCCAGATCAGGCGCTTCCCAAGCCTCCAGCTTGCCAGAGCGATCCTTGGCCAACCAGAGGCCATCAGAGTCGCACATCAAAGCACGCTGGGTCACACCTTCAGCATCACGCTCGACACGCAGCGCCAGCACTTCATCAAAGAAGTAAGGCAGGCCTTGTGTCAGGCTCTTGCCTGGCATGCCTGGGTTGTAGAGCATCTTGCCCATCTCATCGGTGGACTTCTCCAGCTTGGCCGACATGAAGACATGCTTGCCAGGCAGATCGCGGAAGGCGCGAATCAGCTCCTGCATGGTGCTGTTCATCTCGCCATAAGCAGCGCGGCCATCCTTGGACTTCTTCATCTCATGCGACAGCACCACCTCGGCCACCTCGCTAATCGAGTCCAGCGCGACCGATTGAAACCCAGCGGCCTCCTTGCTGTCGCGGCACCATGTGAATGCCTCGCGCAAGTCATCCATGCTTGCGATCTCAATGTAGGGCAGATCAGCGTCCTGAATGGACAGCAAACCACCCTCAGCTGACAGCACGATCACATTTGGCAAGGTCTTGACCAAGGTGGTCTTACCTGCACCGGCTTGGCCGTACACCAGCAACTTCACTCCATTGGCAGACAAGCTGCCTGTTGACTTCAAATTGATAGCCATGTGGCTCTCCTTTTTTTTGCACCTCCGTCTGGGAATCAGTTCGAGGTGTGCTTGCACTATATCAGCTTTCAAGTTAAGATGTCAACAAATATTTTCAAGAAAGGCAGAAAAATATGAAAACCGAGGAAGCAATCGCCCATTTTGGCAGTCTGAAAAAGCTGGCCGATGCGCTAAATGTGTGGCCCCAAGTGATCTATCAATGGGGTGAAACGCCCCCTATGGCTCGACAGTACGAACTTGAGGTGAAGACAGGCGGAAAACTGAAGGCAGATCACAATGACGACCAAAGCTGAAGCAGCATTAACTTATGCCTCATGGGGCTGGCATGTCATCCCAGTGGTGCCGAACGGCAAAGTTCCAGCTACTCAGCATGGCGTGAAAGACGCTACAACTGACGCAGAACAAATCACCCGCTGGTGGGCGCAAAACCCAGACTTCAACATCGGCATTGCCGCAGGCGAACGCTCTGGCATCATCGTCTTTGACATTGACCCGCGCAACGGTGGCGACAACTCATGGTCGGTCTGGACAGACAACCATGGCCGTGTCCCAGACGGTGCGATGCAAATGACAGCAGGCGGTGGCTTTCACCACATCGCTGACTACACCCCCGAGATCAGATCTTGCAAGCTCACCGAAGGCGTGGATCTGCTGGCCGATGGCCGCTACTTTGTGGCATTCCCCAGCACCATAGAAGGCCGCAGCTATGAGTGGGAAGCCTCCAGCGATCCATTTGATGGCGTGGCCCCCTTCAAAGTGCCACAAGGCTGGATGCAGGCATACACCGCCATGCGAAAGCCTGCGGAGCGCCAGCAAGCCACCACCGGCGGCGGACTCATCCAAGGCAGCCGAAACAACGGCCTGACAGCTCTAGGCGGCGCAATGCGGCGCTACGGAATGACAGAGGCCGAGATCATGGCCGCGCTGTCAATCGCCAACGAGACACGCTGCGAGATCCCCTTGCCATCGTCCGAGCTGGCGCAGATCGTCAAAAGCGTGGCCAGGTACGACCCAGAGACAGACTTGGCCGCAGCCACCGGCGTCGGCTCAGAATCCGCGGACTTCATCCTTGCCGCATCCCAAGCCGAAACCCAAGAATACTTCTTCACCCGCGCCACCTCTTACCTCGGGCAACCCGCACCCCTCAAGTGGATTGTCAAGAACTGGGTGCCCGATCTTGGCGTGACCATGATCTACGGCGAATCAGGCGGCGGCAAAACCTTCTTGGCCCTTGACATTGCCTGCCACATTGCCGCAGGCTTAGACTGGCATGGCCACCGCACCAAGAAAGGCATCTCGGTCTACATGGCAGGCGAAGGCAACTACGGCATCCGCCAGCGGGTTGCGTCATGGTGCAAGGCCCACAACATCGACCAGCTGGACAACCTGCTGATCTCCAACAAGGCGATCGACATGGACAGCCCAACCGCATCGGCCCAGATCATCAAGGCGGTGCGCGAGCTGACCACCGAGGACGCAGTGCAGATCACCATTGACACCGTGAACAACCACATGTCAGGCAACGAGAACGATGCCAAGGACACCCGCAACATGCTCAACGCAGTCCAGATCGTTGGCCGCGCACTCAACTCAGGCATGGTGCTGGTGCATCACACTGGCAACGCCATCGAAGCCAAGAACCGCGCCCGTGGCTCCAGCGCCTGGAAAGCCTCGATGGACTCCCAGATCTTGGTCGCCAAGAAAGACGGCCTGATCGAAGTCGCTTGCACCAAGATGAAAGACACCGAGGAACCCCAGTC